ATGTGGTTTGTATTTTTTCTACCAAGCCGGCAAATCGCTGCTGTAGATCTAGAGCCTGGTAACGCTTTTTCTCTTCTTCATCCATCTGAGCTAAAGCTTGATCTCTAGTCAGGTTTCTGAATTGCTCCATGAATAGAATATCGGAAATTTCAGATGCTTCTTTCCCTAATGCAGCAGCAATCGACTCTTGCTGGATCGCATTCATTTCAATAAATTCGTTGTAACTTCCAGCATTTGCCACTAACTCTCTGGTTAGTCCTGCAACATTGTTAGTTAATGCATAGTATCGGGCCTGCTCTAGATTAAGCTGACGGCCGGTTAGCAATTCTGCTTCTAATTCATTCTGAATAGAGGTTTCAAACTGCATTAATGCTTTTGCAGACTTCTGAGTAGATTCTATAGTTGTTCCTAAAGCTTTTGCTTCAGCTACTGCTGCAGTTAATGCTTCTGTAGATCCTTTAAATTGTACTCGAGTATAACTTGAGGCTTTAGCAACTGTTTCTGCAACGTTCTTAAACTGTAGGGCAACACCGTACTGCTTAGATACCTGCTTCGTAATAGCTTTTTGATTATCTAATTGATTGTTTAAATCTTGTCCGGTACTTTCGGCAAAATAGCGTAGCTGGTTAGAAGCTTCAGCACTAATCCCTATCATATCCGTCATCCGGATCTGGGCTTTAGAGTTTTCTTGTATTATTCTACCAGAAAAGCCAAGAGCTTCGTTGTAGGCAGCTTGGGCTGCTATTAATTTTGTTGTTGTAAAGTAACTATCTGACTGTGCTAATGCGAACCTTTCAAACCTATCTCGGATTTTTCCTGCATCATCTGCACTAATACCTAGATTACGTTGAAAAGAAGCTTGGTCTTTTGAGATTTGACTAACTCCTTTGGCGAGAACCGTAAAGATTGTTGCCGGATCTGTAACGGCTTTATAAAATCCCTTAGTTAGTTCGGTTAATCCTTTTATTCCAACAAGTACTTTACCTATAAAGTTATTAGCTACTAAGGTAGCTTCTTTATTGAGTTTAGCCTGTTGAGCAACTAGATCATTAATTGATTTTTCCTTCGCTTCTCTGACTGTGAGTAATTGTAGTCTCCGGCTTTCGGTAAGGTTTATATCTTTTAATAACTCGTCTATCTCTGCAACATCATCCTTTTCAATATCTAAAGCAGTTTGCAATGCTGCAAACTTCCCTTTAAATCCGTCAGATTCTTTTACTGCATCGATAAGCTTCTGAGAGAATTTTTCCATCTCTTCTGTTGCTTCTGCAACATTAAGGTATTGGGATATAGATGCAAGACCCGGTAAAGAAGAGAGTGCTTTTAACAGGTTCCCTGTTAATCCTAGAGTTTCCTCAACTGCTTTTTGTTCCTGTAAAGCATAAACCAGTTGATTCTTTAAGGATTGTTCAAGACCGATGTTAGCATGTAAGATACCGTCTAGTTCGGTTGCTCTCATCTGTTCTAATACCAACTGTTCAGCTGATAGAGTTCCGGACTGTATGCGTTGTTGAAGGACTAGTCTCTCTGCTTTTAAGTTTTCAAAAGTTAAATAAGTCTGATCTCTTAAGGTCTTTAATTGTTTATAAGTTAACTTACCGTATTCAGTTTGTCTATTGACAAGTTTCTGAGTTGTGTCTGTTAAACTCTTAACTCCTTTGTTGATATTACCGATGTTGGTTTTACCTCGAGTTAATTCGTTAATAATAGCCTGAAAAGACTTAAAAGTATACCCTAACTGATCATTAAGGTCTGATATTTCCTTGTTAATACTTCCAAGTAATTGATTTGCAGCGTCAATATTCTGAGTTAGCTGACTAGCGTTAGCAGATGATTGCTTTATTAAATCCAAGGTTTGCTTGAAACCTGCATTATTAGGAGCTAAGTTATTAATCTTAGATTCTAACTCTTGTATAAGTCGCTGTAGTTCTTGAGGAGTTGCCATGGATTATCCCTAAAAGGATTACTTATAAATATTTTCAAGACTTGTTTCTGTTCATAAGTGTTTCATTAGTCAATTTTTTAAATTGATCCTTGTTGACATTTCCTTCTGAATCTACTAGAGTTGATGAGTTTGGTTTACCGGATTGGGCTTGTTTTATAGCTGCATTCTGGTTTTCGTTATACTCTCTTATTTTATTAAAAGTAAACATCCGGAGCCATACCGGCATATTATACACGGTATTCCAATCATAGCCTCCTTGGCCATGAAAGCATATTTCGTGAATTTGAGTAAATAGAGCTAGCCTTGCCTCAGGCGCATTATTCAAAGTCAGGCCAAAAAAAGGTAATCCCGATTGGGATAGCGACCTCCTCACCACTATTGGTAGTAAACTTTAAATCTACCCCGGGTTGGTTTTCTTTTAAATGCTTTCTAAAGTCTCTAGAATAACGAGAGAAGAAATAATTATCAACAAAATTACTAATAACTGCTTTATCTCTATTACCGTCTACAGCTGTAATCATAAACTTCAATCGAGTTGAAAGCTCAGGATTTAAATCTTTGTTAATTTTCTTATACCCCTGAAGTTCTTTGTTAATTAAATTCTCATCTCTATGAGTTAGGATCTTATAAGTAAGTTTATTTCCTGTTTCTGGAATAGTGTATTCAAACTCGTTTGATCCTTTGGTTAATTTTTCAGTATTAAAGGCTTTGTTTTCAATTGCAGAAAGATCAACATTATAAGTTTCACCTCCGTAGTTAAAAGTGTATTCTTTTCCGTACCCTAATACCCGAGCTGCAACCATTAAAGCATCTTTATCTCCAATTAAAAGATCGTCGTAATTAATTTTTGATACAATCAACGATTTCACTACTTCGTCAATAACAGTTCCTTTCTGTATTAACGCCGTATTTGTAAGTAAGTCCTCCTCTTTGGCGGTCATGTACTTCATTTCAACTTTACCAGACGAAAGGGGATTTGATTCTTCGTAAAAGAAACCTTTTGATGGTAATTCAATGGTTTCGGTTGGGATTTTGTTTTCTAACATATACTTCTTGGTTATAACTATTCTAATATAAATATATATGAATTAGGTTTAAACGTCAACTAAAACGTAACTTCCTTTGTAATTCATAACGTTTGTAGGTGACCAGTCAATTTCATCCGGGTTGATACCTGATTTTTTAAACGCTTCTTTTAATCCGGTTAAAAACTCTTTTAATTTATCTGAAAGGTCTGGGCTTAGTTCTTCATCGTATACTAAGAAGTCTTCTGCTTTAGTTCCATTAATTGAGATTTCCTGCCTCTCTTCTTCTGCTAATTCTTCAGCATCTACCATATCAATGATGCCGGTTCTTTTATCAGGTAGAATTTCTACGTTTGTGATGGGGATAATGCATGAGAAAGAATGGTTTAACAGTTTCTCAGCGTGTTCTAGCTCATCAACATCCGTAGTAAGCTTCTTTACGTCGGATCCTTTTTCCATTACAATGCCATTATCTCCACCTCCGATTTTAGTATAGCCGTCTTTCTCTAATTCGTATTGTTTCGACTTTAAAGCCGGTGGCATAACCAGTTCGTTTAGAATATCTATGAGTTTCATGTAATAAAAAAGCCCTCTCTAATAAATAGGAGGGCTCTTTCTTTAAGGTTGTTATTGATTAGTAGTTCAATACGCAATAATCCATTCCGATGTTTAAGGTGATGTTCTGTGCTTCTGCATCAGTATCCCAGTTTAGATCAGCAAATTTAGCAGACTTAATGAATGCTCCTTTGATTACCCATTCTGAAACGATATCACCTACAGGTCCTAGGATGTCGATAGTCAAATCTTTCTTGTAGAAATCAGAATATCCATCTCTACCTGTTACTGATTCATGGTGAAGACGTACCCACTCCATTACGGCTTGAGCACCAGAAGGAGTAATGGGATCGTAAAGGGTCATTGTAATATCAGACCATTTAGATTTTCCTTTTACTTTTCTGTATACGTTGATGTGATTCAAGGTAATTTCTTCTGCAGTTACTTCAACTCCGGTTACACCTTTGATGAAGAATGAAGGAATACCATTCACGTACATTATAAATCTATTCGCTACTTTGGGTTCAAAGGCGGTGAAAAATATTTCGTTAGGTTGTAATACTGCCATGTTATATTATGTTTATCAGTTATAAATATCTATTAAGCTGGGAATGTAGCTCCTGTAGGTGTTAAATTGAAGTCTAAGTAGATAAATTCAGCAGTCTTGGTAGGCTGTAGATAAATCTGACCAACCAACTCGTTTCTATCGATTACATCAGCACTGTTATTAGAGTCGTCCATGATTACTTTGAAAGCATACAAACCTTGTCTCTGTTGTACTGAAGTCAAGTAAGGGTTAACTTGAGATAAGAAGCTGTTTCTGGTTGCTAGAGTATTTTGTTCGAATACTAAAGTGTCGGCAATTTGAGAGATGTAATCTTTCAAAGTGATTAACAATCTTCTAACGTTTACTCTATCCAAAGCAGAAGCTCTCTTTTGCAAAGTCTTCTGACCAAATACTACAACACCTTGGTTAGGGAAAGTAGCGATTGGGTTAACATTACCTTGGTATAGAGAATCTCTATCTCCTTGAGTTAATTTTCTTTCAGCTCTTACTACTGTAGCTAATCCACCTCTGTTAAATCCAGCAGGTGCAAACCAAGCCTCAGATGAGTTATCGTTGAAAGCATAAACTGCAGGAATCAAAGTAGAAGCAGGAACCCATTCGTTATTTCCTAAATCAGGATCTGCAGTCTGTACCCATGGCCAGTAAGTTGCACCGTAAGATGTATCCATAGCCAAAGCTTGACCTGTTACAGAAGCTAAGGCAGTACCGTAAGGTGCCATATCAACTACTGCAATATTGTCACCTCTGTTTTGTGCGTTAGTTATTAAAGTAGTAATTTGAGTAGCAGAACTTATTCTGTTCAAGCCTGGTGCTGAAATTACGTTATATTGATATTCGTCAGCGTTAGCAAGTAGGTTTAACAATACTGTGTAATCACTTCCTGTAACACCTTGTGAATCTGCGTTAGCAGTCAAACCAGCATTTTCGTAGAATTGAGCCTGTCTTCCAGTTGCAAATGGTGTACCTGTAGCTCCGTTGAATGAACCAGAAGAAGCAAGTGGTAAAGAACCGGTAA